CCACATGAACGTTGATGGATTCGGTGCAGTTATTTTCAGGAAAACATATCCGCAAATAACAAGCGAAGGAGGACTGTGGGATACTTCATGTAAGATTTATAATCTCATAAACGCAAAACCAAAAGAGTCTGCACTCGAATGGAAATTACCAGGTGGGCAGAGAATAAAATTTGCCCACATGCAGCACGACGATGATCGATTCAACTGGGACGGCGCGCAAGTTCCGCTGATTGCTTTCGATCAGCTAGAGCATTTCAAGTCGATGAAGTTGTTTCTGTATATGCTCGGCATCAACCGCTCGACGTGCGGAGTGAAACCGTACATCCGCGCAACATGCAATCCCGATCCCGACCACTGGCTACGTTCGTTTATGGCATGGTGGATCGATGATAAAACCGGGTTTCCTATCCTGTCTCGGTCAGGAATCAAAAGATATTTTGCAATCAGCAAGAGCGAAGTTGTGTGGGGCGCGACCCGCGAAGAAGTCAAGCAGGTGTGCGGGCCGAAAGCTCTCACGCTCTCGTTTACGTTTATCCCCGGCAAAGTGTACGACAACAAAATCCTTTTGAAAGAGGATCCTAATTACATCGGGAAAATGGAAAACCTTCACGACATCGACCGACAACGACTTCTTGAAGGCAACTGGAATGTACGCGAGCAAGCGGGGACGATATTCAAGCGCGAATGGTTTGGTATCGTCGATGAGTCGCCAGGTGGTGGTGAAAAGATACGCTACTGGGACCGGGCAGGCACAGTGCGCGATCCGAAAACAAACGGTAAGCATTCGGCAACAGCAGGCGTTCGCATGAGTAAAACGAACGGCATTTACTACGTCGAGGACGTTTCAAGATTCTATGCAGAGCCGCACACCGTTGAAGAGCAGATTAAAAACGTTGCATCGCAAGACGGCGCAAGTGTTCGTGTCGGCATCGAGCAAGACCCTGGGCAGGCAGGGAAGGCAGAAGCACTCACACAGATAAGAAATCTCACCGGGTATATTGCTCACGTAAACGTTGTGCGGGAATCGAAAGGCGTTCGAGCGAAGCCGTTCGGGGCGCAAGCGGGCGCTGGCAATGTGAAGCTTGTTCGAGGCCCGTGGAACGAAGCATATCTCCGCGAGCTTGAAAACTTCGACGGCACGAAGGACTGTGTATCAGATCAGGTGGACGCTTCAAGCGGGGCGTTCTTTATGCTTAATCAAACGAAACGCGCAGGGGCTTGGGGGCGGCGCTAATGAGCAAGAAATTGCTAGAGCAAAAACTAAGGGAGGCCGGTCTTTCGGAGTATCTGGCGGAGCACCGCTTCCATCCCGTGCGTAAACAAAAGATAATTTACGGGGGCAAGATTTGAAAGGCGATGAACTATCACCAAAAGAGATTCTTGAAATCGAGATGCGGGAGAATGGCATTCCCGATCCAGGGAAAGAACTTCAATTCGCCAAGCCCCGTAAATGGCAATTTGATTACTACTGGATGAATGAAATGGTTGCCCTTGAATTCGATGGCGGAACATTCGCACGAAAAGGCGCGAGGAAATGCCCGCTCTGCAAACAGATTCCGTTAGGCGGCCACAGCACCGGCAAAGGATACGAGAACGATAGAGAGAAAGATTTTGAAGCTCAAATGTTGGGATGGATAATCATACGGGTGTCGGCGGCAATGGTACGAGACGGGCGAGCGATTAAATTCATTGGGCGCGCCCTCAAAGAAAGGGGCACGGCTTGGAAAGCATCAACTGGGTAGGAACTGCAATAACATTTATCGCAGCATTTGGCGGCGTAGCTGTTGGATACGGGATTATCAAAACGCAGGTGAGCTCAAACAAAGAAGACATCAAAACGCTTTGGCAAAGGTACGGTACGATAATGGGCGAGAACGGGAAAGAACCGCTCTTTGTCCGTGATCGAGATTGCACGCGGCGAGTAGACGCGATGGGAAATAGTATTGCGTCAATCGTCGAGAAAGTTGTCGAGCAAGGGAAGAGCATAAAGGGCATTCAGAACTTTGCACGCCACTGGATGCAGCGCGAGGGCATGACAATCGTCGAGATAAACCGGATCATAAACGGGGGTAATTAGCAATGAGAAAGATTCGAATAATAAGTGATGGGATGGGATACATGACCAGAGTTACCGATATTGAAACCGGGCAAAACATCACAAACATTAAGAAGATAGATATTTCAATTGCCCCCGGTGATGTTGTTAAGGCAGAAATAACGGTTGCCTGTGCTGAGCTAGATATAATCGCCGATGCTGAGTTCACTTCTGAAGCAAAAGAGGAAGAGAATGTCAAAGAAAAAGAAATCGAATCAGAAGCCAAAATCGAATCTCAAGCTGACTGACAATGAAGAGCGCGATGCTGCTTTGAAAATCATGAATGCCGTTGCTGTACGTGCTTCAATTGCGTCACAGCTCGGCATGCAGTACGGAGGCGACCGCGATCTCTACACGGCGCTCGGCTATAAATCGCAACCGTCGTTCACTGATTACATCGGCAAGTATTATCGCCAGGATATTGCCCGCGCCGTGATCGATGCCCCGGTACGGGCAAGCTGGAAAGAGCCGCCGACAATCGTCGAATCAGAAGAATACGCATATCGGAGAACAAGACGAGCGGGCCAGGCTTATAAGCCCAGTGAGGACACGCCATTTGAAGCACGTTGGATTGAGATTCAAGATAAATGCCGTCTCTTCAATCGAATGTCAAGGGTTGACCGACTCGCAGGCATCGGAACGTATGCAGTGCTGCTTCTCGGATTCGACGACACAGACAGCGGCGATCTATCAAAGCCAGTTGAGAAAGCAAGCGAGCTACTTTATGCAACGCCCTACTCGATGGCGAATGCAGATATAAAAACGTACGATACAGATTCAAAGAGTGAGAGATACGGCCTCCCGCTTGTTTATGGCGTTCAGATGCGTAGCGCGTCAGCAACGATAGCAAAAGAGGTTCACTATTCGCGCCTGATTCATGTCGCAGAAGATGTGCTCGAAGATGACTCTAAAGGCATCCCGCGATTGAGAGCGATTCTTAACCGCCTCGATGACTTGGAAAAGATCGTCGGCGGTAGCGGTGAAATGTTCTGGCGCGGCGCGTTCCCAGGTCTTGGATTTATGAAAAAAGAAGGCACAACAGTGGGCGCGCAGGACGAAGACGATATGACCGACGAAATCGAAGAGTATATCCACGGTCTAAAGCGCTACCTGAAACTCGAAGGAATTGACATAAAAGAAATAGCGATGCAGGTCGCCGATCCCTCCGCTCATGTTTCTGTTCAGCTCGATATGATTGCTTCTGCTACACGAATACCAAAGCGGATACTTGTTGGTAGTGAGCGCGGAGAGCTTGCATCGTCACAAGATGAAAAGAATTGGAACGACACGATAGCGGCGCGCCAGAGAGAGCATTGCGAAGCCGTGATTATAAGACCGACGATTGACCGGCTCGTTTCTGTCGGTGTGATGCCTGAGACGAAAGAAGGGTATACCGTCGGTTGGCCTGATCTCTCGACTCCGAGCGACAAAGAAAAAGCAGAAGTTGGTGAGATGATAGCGCGCGCGATGAAAGCATATCTTGAAGCCGCAGGCGCAGAGCAAGTCTTGGCTATTGAAATGTTCCTAAAGAAACTTGGATTTACTCAGAGCGAAATCGACAAGTCAAAATCGATTATCGAAACAGAAATGGGAGAGATAAAGAACGAACCTATCCCAGAGGTGGAGCCAGATGAATAATCATGCAGATAGCGACACAACTCCTGTACCGGAATATTCACCGCCGTGCTGGTACAGGAACATCGCACTCACGGCAACAGAAGAGCAGCTAAATAACACGTCGATCGATGAACTAAAATTGATGCTCTCGACGCTCTCAGGATTGATAAAAGAATTACAGTCGAAGGGCGACAAGAGATGGGAAGAAATAGCAGAGCAACAGCGCAAGGTAAATAAGGCGCTAACGTCTGCTATAAAAGCGAAGCGGTCTCTCGATGGGATTGTCGAGCCAGAAGAAATACTAATAGCAATGGACAAGGCAGAGATCGGCGCTAAGGCACTGACCAGTAACCGGAAGAAGGTGTGAGATGAAAAAACTACTTTCAATCGTTCTCGTTCTAGCAGTCGCGTTTATGGCGGTAGATGCAAGCGCAAAGAAACCGCTCAAAGCAAAGTGCAAAAAGGATCATGCAGTTGATGTGCCAAGCGAAGTTCTGTCAGTAACGCCGCTCAATGCAACGTCAATCAATATCACGAACGGGAATGGGTATGACGATACCGGCGCGGTGTTCCCGAACAAGTATCAATTCACTACGCCTGGATTTATTGACGTCGAATGGAATACGTTTCGAGTCGCCGAGGATTTGTATAAGTGCGCTGATTATGACCTGTCAATCATCGGGCAATACGGGACTGTAACTGTGCGAGTTTATGACTGGAATGGGAACGTATCAACGGCGAGCATACAAGCTGAAATGTAAGGAGAGATTATGGCCGAAGGAAACGCGACGGTATACAACAGCTTCAAAGAGGCATTATTAAAAGGCGAATGTGATCTCGACAGCGATACGCTTAAAATAATACTGGTCGATGGCGGCACACCCGATATTGATGCCGATGCAAGTTACAGCGACATCGCTTCGGGCGAGGAATGTTCCGGCACCGGGTACACAGCAGGCGGGGAAACGCTCGCTAATCCGGTTATCGCTATTGATAGCGGGAGCGATTTGGCTGCGCTCGATGCCGACGATGTAACGTGGTCGAGCCTCGATGCGGGCACACCAACTTATGCGATACTTTATGATGATACACACGCAACCGATCAGTTAATTGCATACTGGGAGCTTGGCAGGGCATCGAACGGCGGAGATTATACGTTGCAATGGAATGCAAGCGGGATTGTGACTTTAACCTAGAGGAATAATGCCAACTGAAAAGATGTTGCCGACAGGTACAGCGCTGAATAGCCCGGCTTTTGCTTTAACCGGCGCCGCAACAGTTCATGGCGCAGTTGGCGAGGGTATGGCGAGTATGAGCGATGCCGAATATGCGCAAGCGGGTGTCAACGGCAGGATATTCCGTGTGACATTTGGCACGATGCAGTCAGCGAACGTTGGAGCGATAACATCAATAAGTGTGCCGCTTTATTATCAGGGCGTTGAATTTATAGGAATATTCCCTGCCGCGTTCATACGACTGAGAAAGAGCGATCTCTCGTTAATTGCAGAAGTGAAACTAAATCTCGATACGGGCGGTGCGAAAGAAACAGGAATGCATCCATTCACAGGGTTAAGTTTGGTTCAAGCTGATATTGATGGTGGAATCATCTTGGAATACGAAAGCGCGAACGTTACTGGCGGCGAATCTGAGCCGGAAGTATGGGGGTAATGGATAAGCGATGGCAGATTATGTACTAAAGATTTTCACGACTGAAATCGAAGTTACTTTCGAGGAAAGTGTTTCAGCAGTTGAAGTGCCTATGGATGCTGCCACCATAACTGCGAGTGCAAAATCACTAACGGTAATTCCTGGTGCTGTAACGCTCGAAATGGCGGTTGCGAATATAGTAGCAGCTGCAGAGAGCTTAACGATAGCGCCAGGGGTTGCTTCTATTTCGATGGATGCGGCAACAATCACGGCAATCGCGGAGACGTTAACTGTAATAGGCGGCGAGGTCACTTTGTCAGACGGAAGAAAAATAATAGTAGATGCAGAGGACAGAATTATTAAGGTGCCGGCAGAGAATAGAATAATCAAAGTACCGACGGAGTAAAACTATGCCATTAGCAACAAGAATTAAAGACCCGGACGCGAATCTTTATTATGGCTTTGACTGGACGGATTGGCTTGGAAGTGGCGATTCAATTTCGTCTGTTGTGTGGACGATTACAGCAGGAATAACAAAAGGGGCTGAGGTTACTGGTTCCTATATTGCAAAAGTAAAGCTATCGGGCGGCACTGTTGGAGAGACTTATTCAGTCGCATGCAAAATAACAACAGCCGATGGAGACGTGGACGAACGCACGATGGAAATAAACGCAGAGGAAAGATGACGCAATTTGCAGCTAATTATGTGATACCAAGCATGAACGCCTCGCTCAGAGTCGATCCGTCGCGCTTGTGGGGGCTCAAGAAACGATTCATGGGCGAGATGACCATGCGGCTTCAGCGCGTGAGAATGGACGTGCAGGCGTCGATAGTTGATAACGATTGTTTCGGAATTCAAACGGATTCAATTCTTTTGCCGTTTAAATCGCTCACCGTAGCGCCCGTTCGAGCATTCGATTTCCCGCGTACTGCCGACAAGGTAGAAGCGTTCATGGAATGGCTCTGGAAGCAAGAAGAGCTTTATATGTTATCGGGCGGCAAAAAAGGGTTCGCGCTCATTATCACGCCAGGAGCAGGCGGAATAGAGAAAGCATGGACTGATATTTACATAGAGAGCGCGTATCAGCAAGGAATCCGGCGCGGTCGCTCAGAGCTAAGAAAAGCTGGCTTCAATGTGCCGGCCATTCAACAGGAGCCTTTCGGGAGTGGTGTTGCTGCGGCCATGAGCCAGCCGATACATGCAGACCGCGTCGGGCTTATTTATTCACGTACATTTGAAGAGCTGAAATCTGTTCTTGCTGTAACAAACACCGCGATAAGACGCCAGATTGCTGACGGGCTTTCAAGTGGCCTTGCAAAAGGAATTGCTGATGGGAAAAACCCGCGTGTAATTGCGCGAGAACTTTACAAAGACACTGCGAACCACTTAGATAAGATCGGCAAAGTGCGCCTTCGTGCGATTGCAAGAACCGAAGTAATGAGAGCACACACAGAAGCAATAACGGCAGAATTTGCAAATATTGATCTCGATATGGACGTGGTTATTCTCGCTGAATGGGAGACAGGATTTAAGCCGTGCCCGATATGTGTTGATCTGGCAGATGGAGGCCCGTACAAACTCGAAGAGATACGACAACTAATGCCAGCACATCCTAATTGCGGGTGTGTTCCGCTCCCGTATATCGAGAGCAAAAGAGAGCGTGTAGAAGCTGCTCCTCCGAGTACAGGGCCTGGGAAATCAAAGAAGGACGCAAAGCCATCTAAATATGTCCCGAAAAAAACTATGAAAGAAGCGGAGCAATGGGCAAAAGATCACATGGTTAATGCAATGCACAAAGCGGGGAGACC